TGACGCTGAAGATTTAGGCGCACCTGTAGTTAAACCTACAGACAGTAATCCAGACGGTACGAAGAAAGTCAATAAAGTTTCAGACGCTGTATCTAAAAGTGCTCAAGTGGCAGGTGAACCTTCACACTTGAAAGCAGGATATCACGAAGAAACTGATTCTGAAGATGAGGTTGTTGAATCTAAAGAAAAAGATGTCAAAAAAGATGTTGATGAAGATGAAGATGAAAAAAAACACATGAAGGCTGGATATAAAAAATCTATTAAAGCTTCTCATTGTGAAGAATCTGATTCTGAAATAGATGTTAAAGAAGACATTGAAGCTTTAGTAGGAGACGCTGACCTATCTGAAGAATTTAAACAAAAGGCTGCTACTATCTTTGAAGCTGCAATTAACTCTAAAGTTAAAGCAGAACAAGAGAGACTACAGTCTGAATATGATACTAAATTTGAAGAAGAAATCTCAAAATCTAAATCTGAACTAACTGAAAAGGTTGATTCATACTTGAACTATGTGGTTGAAGAATGGATGAAAGAAAATAAGTTAGCACTAGAAAGAGGTATCAAGGGCGAAATCGCTGAGGACTTCATTGGTGGTCTTAAAAAATTATTTGAAGACCATTACATTGATGTGCCAGATGAGAAATATGATGTTCTTGAAGACCAAGCTTCTAAGATTGAAGACTTAGAGAAAAAACTTAACGAAGAAATTGAGAAGAATGTCGAAATGAATAAAGTCAATGGTGGCTATAAACGCCAAGAAATCATTGATGAACATTCAAAAGACTTGGCAGATACTGCTAAGGAAAAATTCGACAGTCTCGTTGAAGGCGTTGAGTATTCTTCTGAAGAAGATTTTGCAACTAAAGTAAAGACTATTAAAGAGTCCTACTTTGAGCAAAAAGCTGAGAAGTCTGCTACGGCAGATATAGATGATGTTGCGGAGGGCGATGAATCTAATGTTGATTTATCGGATGCTATGGCTGCATACACCAACGCAATTAGTAAAACAAAAGATATTAAAATATCTAAGTAACTAAAGAGAGGAGAGAAGAAGATATGTACTTATCGGAAACTTATGAAAAGAAATGGCAGCCAGTCTTAGACCATCCAGAACTTCCTGAAGTAAAGGATAGTTATAAGCGTGCCGTTACATCGGTTATTCTAGAGAACCAAGAAAGGGCTCTTAAAGAAGACCAAGCTTTCCTTGCTGAAACACCAACTAACGCTGTTAGTAACTCTGGTGTAAGTAATTGGGATCCTATCCTAATTTCTCTAGTAAGAAGAGCTATGCCAAATCTTATTGCTTATGATATCTGTGGCGTACAACCAATGACAGGTCCTACAGGACTTATCTTTGCTATGCGTTCTAGATATACTAACATGAGTGGCACAGAGGCTTTATTTGATGAAGCTGATACAGACTTTTCTGGTCGTAATGCGACTGGTTCTGCTGTTGATGGTTTCTCAGAGGCGGCTCATAGTGGAACAAACCCTGCATTGTTAAACGATTCACCTGCTGGTACCTTTACAACTGGTACTGCAATGAGTACAGCGGCTGCTGAATCATTAGGTGAAGATTCAGGTAATGCGTTTGCTGAAATGGCGTTCAGTATTGAGAAATCAACTGTAACTGCTAAATCAAGAGCGTTAAAAGCTGAGTACACAATGGAACTTGCACAAGACTTAAAAGCGATTCATGGTCTTGACGCTGAAACTGAACTTGCTAATATCTTATCAAGTGAAATTTTAGCTGAGATTAACCGTGAAGTAGTTAGAACTATCTATACTAACGCTGAAAAAGGTGCTTCTGCAAACACAGGAACAGTTAATACAACTACTGAAGGCATATTTGACCTTGATACAGATTCTAACGGTCGTTGGAGTGTTGAAAGATTCAAAGGTCTTATGTTCCAAGTAGAAAGAGAGGCAAATGCTATTGCACAAAGAACTCGTAGAGGGAAAGGTAATATGATTATCTGTTCATCTGATGTTGCTTCTGCACTTCAAATGGCGGGTGTATTAGATTACGCTCCTGCGTTAAACAACAATCTAAATGTTGATGACACAGGTAACACTTTTGCTGGTGTTCTAAATGGTAAATATAAAGTTTATATTGACCCATATTCTGCAAATAACACTGCTAAACAATACTTTGTAGTAGGTTACAAAGGAACTTCACCATATGATAGTGGCATGTTCTACTGTCCGTATGTACCATTACAAATGGTCCGTGCTGTTGGTCAAGATACTTTCCAACCAAAAATTGGGTTTAAAACCAGATATGGTTTACAAGCTAACCCATTTGCTGAAGCTGGCACAGGCGACGCTGCTGTTATTAACGGTAGTGGTTCTGCAAACAGTAACAGATACTACCGTAGAGTACAGGTTGCAAACTTAATGTAATCTCACTCGAAAGAGTAAATGAATTGGGGCGACTATCTTTGATACCTCGCCCCTTTTCTTTTGTATAAATAACTATATAATATTATAAATTATGTCAGGTGGGTATGAGTGATATTAAACAACACAAAATAAACAAAGAAGAAAATATCTTTATTAAAGGATATTATGCACCTGATAATATCATAGACCCACTAGCAGAATGGTGTGGAACATTACCATTACAAGGTGGTTCTAGTATGAGTTCTCAAACAGGTGAAATACAAATGTGGGATGGTAAAACAAATACTCATAAAGAGTGTTATGAGCATGGTATATTTTGGCCAACTATTCAAGAATCCTCTGTTTTAAATTTTCTAGATTGGTGTCAGTTTGCAATAGAAAATTATATGGATGAATATCCAATGTTAAGAGATGGCGGAAAATTTAAAATGGACCCAGACTTTAATTATCAAAAATATCCCAAAGGTCATGCATACAATGGTTGGCATTGTGAAAGAGGTAGTATAGAATCTACAAATAGAATGTTAGTGTGGATGATGTATTTAAATGAATGTGAAGATGGTGGTGAAACTTCATTTTTATTTCAAAAATATAATATGAAACCTGAAAAAGGATTACTACTATTTTGGCCTACAGATTTTACACATACACACAGAGGAATGCCTAGTTATAAAACAGAAAAAGAAATAGTTACAGGTTGGTATTCATTTATTAGTAGAGGAGATGTTTTACAATGGGGATAAAAAAAGAAGAATTTAGACAACTTTTAGAAGAATACACTTTTCATATTACCGAACAAGATGTATTTAACTGGTTTAAAATAAGAAGAAGATTTCCACATGAGTTTCATACACAGTCACCTAGTGTAGAAGTTATAAACTCATATGATGGTGAATCTCAGCATAGAGGTCTTTTTGATAGTGAAGGTTATGTTGATGAATATAAAGTTTTAGATTATTATGAAAAAGGTCATACATTTATAATATCTAATGTATTTGATTTGACTGAAGAATTAAGAATGTTTGAAAGTGCAATATCTGATAGCTTTGCATTTTATCCTGTTAAAGGTAATTTATATTGGAGTAAATCAGGTGATGGTGGATTTTCTAGTCATGACCACCCACAGTATGATGTTTTTGTAAAACAAATTTATGGAACTTCTCATTGGGTTTTAGGTGAAACAGAAGATGTTATACTTCCACCTGAAGATGTATTATATATACCAAAAGGAACTAAGCATTATGTAAAATCAACAGATGGTCCTAGACTATCATTAACAATTAATATGCAATGATAATAGATAAATCAATACACAAGTGGTTATTAGAGAATATGTATGATAAAACTATACATATGAAACATTATGGTCAGTTTCCTGTAGGCATTAGATTTCATCTAGGAATAGTAGATAATCATAATGAAATGAAAAAGGCATATGAAAGTGATAGTGAGTATTATGTAGATGATGTTGTTGGATGTAATTTGCCGATTTCTACTGAAGACTTAAAAAAAATAAGAACGGAAGGTGCTTACTTATATGATAATAACGAATCTTTTGAACTTGAAAATTGCACACCAACAATTTTGAAGGCATTAAAAAATGACCATTGGGAATATTTGAGAACAAATACTTTTTGGGGCGAAAGAGGTCGCAAAGCATTTGGTGGTCGTGGTCATACATATTTTCCAGAAGAAAATCATAGTAAAGTGTTGTTTTGGAATTGGGTTTATCAAGAGTTTGTATTAATAAACAGAATAAAAACTGAAAAACCTACATCTACAATAAATCAAGATGATGATATTCTAGAAATTAATATTCCTTATGAGGGGGTAAATAGAGAGGTGATAGTGGTTACTTCTACTAATAACATTAGAAATCATACAGAAGCGTTAAAAGACGCTAAAATATTTAAACGACCTGGGCAAAATAAACTAGAGGTTATTTATAAATAGTAATATGGCAATTACAATTACAGATAGAGCATTAGAAGAATTTACTGATTATTGGCAAGATGATGTTAATAATTATATTCTTTTATATTCAAGAAAATTGGTGTTTAATGAAGGTGTTACAATACTTGGCACAGCTGGGGGCACAGTAATACCTGTATTATCATTTGATATATTAAATGTAGGTAATAAACAACCTGTTTACAATGTAGATGGCGATGATACTAGTGGCATTAAACATTATTTGGTTACAAACAATGAAGGACAAAAAGAGTTTTTTTATTATTACGAAGAATCTGGTTTAAGAAAAGGAAGAAGTGTATCATCTAGTGGTCAAACATCTAGTAGTGATAATCAACAACAGATAGGTTCATTAGATTTATACTTTACATGGTCTAATGATGATAATTCTTTTATAGGAAATTCTACTATTGATTATGATGAGGCCAGAGGCATACCTACTATTGATGTTACACCATGACAGAACTAAGCTCATTTACAAGACAACCTACTAAACTTGATTATGCAGCTGCTACTCAGTTTAAGTTTAATATTATTAAACTGCCTAAAGTAGAATTTTTTTGCACATCTGTAAACATACCAGGTATTACATTGGGCGAAACTACACAAGCAACACCATTAAGAGGTATACCAATACCAGGTGATAAACTAAACTATGCAAGTTTAGATGTATCATTTCTTGTAGATGAAAACTTAGAAAACTATCGTGAGATACATGGTTGGTTAACAGGTCTAGGATTTCCTAGAAATCACACACAATTTGAAACGCTAGTAAATGCTGGTAAAGATAGATTTCCTACAAGTAATGCGACTGCAAATAGTAGAGAGGCAGGTATAGTAGATGATGATGGTTATGATGTTGGGGCATATTACTCAGACGCTACATTAACCATATTGTCAAGTAAGAATAATCCTGTATTAGAAGTAAGATTTAGAGATTTATATCCTACTTCACTATCTGGTTTATCTTATGACCAACAGGCTGGTGATACATCATATCTCACAGGTAGTGTAGGATTTAGTTATCAAATATACGAATTTGCAACTGTAAATAGTGCTACAACTACTGAAACTACCACATAAGACTTGACATTTACTCAGTTTTATTATATAATGGTTAGATTATGACATTAGAAGAACTACAAGAACAGGTCGATAAAGACCTCAAAATAAATGATACTGAACTTGACTTAGAATCTCTAAAGACACCTCAGTTACACAACAAGTATCTTAAACACTACAATAACTTTAAGCTGTTAATGACCAGAGCTGAATCTGATTACAAGATACTTAAAAGAGTAAAATGGGAATACTACACAGGTAAGGCAAGTCCAGATGTCTATAAACAAAAACCTTTCAATCTAAAAATCATGAAATCAGATATAGACAAATATCTAGAATCTGATGAAGATTTAATCAAAGCAAAACAAAAGATAGACTACTTAGAAACTGTTGTCAATTACTTAGATAGAACACTAAAGATTATTGGTGGTCGTGATTGGCAAATAAGAAACTCAATAGAGTGGAGAAAATTTACTTCAGGTGCTATCTAATGTTTTTACAAGAAGTATTTAAGTTATCTCATAATGTTCTGTCCCAAGAACAATGCTATAGTATAATTGATTTAGGACTAGCAGAAGGTCTTCAAAATGCTGATATAGATTCTGGCAATAGTAAGAATAGAAGAAGTAAAGTATCTTGGTTAAAAGATAAAAAACTATCAATGTTATTGTTTTCTGAAGTATCAAAAGTCAATAAACTAATGAACTGGAACTTTGGTTTAGTAAAACCTGAACCATTACAGTTTTCTCAATATAAACTAGATGACCATTACAATTGGCATATAGATTCTCACTTTAACCCCTATGACAACGGACTTATTAGAAAGTTATCATTTAGTTTAATACTTAATACAGAATACACAGGTGGTGAATTAGAGATTACTGTTCCTAACCCTAAAAACATTAATACAACAATTGTTTATGAAAAACCTAAAGTAGGAGATATGATAACTTTTCCCTCTCATATATGGCATAAAGTAAATCCAGTTAAGAGTGGTGTTAGAATGTCATTGGTAGGTTGGATATTAGGTAGACCTTTTGTATGAGAAACTTGATATTAACTAAAAAGAATGATGTTCACTTAGTCATAGACGCTGATGAGGATGTTCGTAGAGACTTAGGAGAACACTTTACATTTTCTGTGCCTGGTTTTAAGTTTATGCCTGCCTATCGTTCAAGACATTGGGATGGCAAGATAAGATTATTCTCATACACAAATGGTCAAATCTATACAGGTCTATACCCATACATACTAAACTGGTGTCAAGAGAATGATGTTGAAGTAGTAGATAGAACAGACATTAAAGACGCTAATGTAGATGATAAACTTGTCGATTCTTTCATCAAGAAACTAAAGATACCTTTTGAAGTAAGAGACTACCAAAAATCGGCGTTTATATACTCTATGGTAAAATCAAGGTGTTTAATGTTATCGCCTACGGCATCCGGAAAATCTCTGATAATTTATCTGATGGTAAGATTTAATTTGATACGCCTGAAAGAAGAAGAAAACAATAAGATTCTTATAGTAGTGCCAACTACTTCTCTAGTAGAACAATTATATAAAGATTTTAAAGACTATGGTTATGATAGTCTTAGAAATGTACACAGAATATATCAAGGTCATGAAAAAGAAACAAATAAACGAATAGTAATCAGCACATGGCAGTCAATCTATAAAATGCCGAAAAAATTCTTTGAGCAGTTTGGTATGGTTGTCGGTGATGAAGCTCACTTGTTTAAGGCAGTTTCTTTAACTAAAATTATGTCAAGACTAGAAAACTGTAAGTATCGTATTGGTCTTACAGGTACACTTGATGATAGTAAGACACACAAGTTAGTTTTAGAGGGTTTATTTGGTGCCGTGAACAAGATAGTATCAACTACAGAACTTCAAGAAAAAGAACATCTGGCGAAGTTAAAAATAAACTGTTTAGTGTTAAGACATGAGAAGATGTCAATAGACTTTCTTAGAGGTAAAACATATCAAGAAGAAATGGATTTTCTAGTATCTAATACTAAACGAAACAAATACATTCGTAATCTATGTTTAGATTTAAAAGGCAACTCACTTTGCCTG